ACTTAAGTGAGCCGGACCAAGGCTACCCCTACCCTACTAGAAAGGAGTAACCCACCGCGTCTTGATGCTGACGGAGCGCGGACGTCCACTACGCTCGAGATGCTTGGAGTCGGGAATTGGCATTTTCCCGCTTTCTACCAAGCACTTGAGTAGAGCAGAAGCGCCATCCAACCGTGAAGGAGGAATAACGCCCCGAAATACAGCGGCCCTGACTAAGGGTCGATGCATCTCAGGATCCATTCGATCGGTGGAATACCCGAGGAATGAGATTCTACCCAACCCAGGAGATGTGCTCAGCACCCGTGGCATAGGAATATGCCGCAGCAGCAGAGCATCGAGATAGGCCGCAGACTGCCAATAACCACGAAGATATAAGTGGTTACGCAGCTCGACCGTACTCACAATCTCGCGAGCACAGCGCCGGTTTAACGGGAATACACGACGGACCTTGACAATACTAACGTCATGTCCATCATAGTATTCACCGCCACAAGACTCACGGAACTTGCCAGTCCAGTAAGACTTGTGCGCGTTAACTCGAAGCCCAAAAGCTTCAAGTTCCCGAGCAACCGGAATCGCGTAGTCAACGGGAACGATAATATCATCCCCGAAGACTCGCACCTGACCAATAAGGGACTGAATGTCCCCCTTGGTCAACGGTCGGTTGAGCTCCTTCTGAACCGCTATGAAGACAATGGTTAAAAACACCATTGCTTCGAACGGAAAAGTAAGAGCTGAACCCATCGACGCGAACTTGGCAAGGCGAATAACGCCATGGCCAGGCACATCAGCCTTCCGCGATCTACATGCGTCCACAGCTCTCCGAAGAGTGCCGTGGTTACGCAGTAGACGACGTACATGCTGATTCGAAACGCGATCGCTAGCGTCCTTAAGATCAAGGGTAGCTAGACTTCCATCTCTGGAAGCGCGGCAAGCCAGCTCCTGATTAGGAGTTGATGACTGCCAACCGATAAGCCGACGAGCCGAGTCACTGGCCTCGACAGCTTCAGTAATCACGCGTAGGAGCCCTTGTTGCACGTACTGCATGCAAGTAGGCTCAATCGCAATGATTCTGGGCGTTTTGAGCGTTTTAGGCACAGCAACCACCTTAACAGGTAGTTCCTGGCCGGGTTCGAGGAAGTTCACGGTCTCCAGATCTTGATAGTATCTGGCCGACGGAATAAGGTAATCCCCTACCGGGAATTCCTTATCAAGTCGATTAGTCCAGGTTTGCTGGCTCCATTTCCGATTTCCAGAGATAGAGTCAGCAGTAACACCCGGACCATGACCCGGAGTGACCCCATCTTCGTAGACCCTAAGGTCAACGGAAGACAGTAGGTAACCCCAAAGTAACACCGAGACCCTATCGAAATCACGATAATAATCGGATTTCGCGGTCTCAATGTTGCGAACTTCCTTCTCACACTCAACGTACCTCCTGAAGGCCGCTTCCCGTCTGTGCGGTGCACAGTCGAGAAGAATCTTACTCCACATCAGACAAATCTGACGTAGAGCAATGATATGGTCAACGGAAGGATCGTTAAGCAACCGTCCCGTTTTGCGATCGAACACACGATCAAGGAAACCTCCGAGAAATCGGGGGAGACCCCCTCTTCGTTTAAAACCCACGAAGAGGTCGTGATCGACGAAACCTTGGTCCAGACCTTTTTGGAGGTCCGAGCCAAAGTTCGCCAGGGTTATCGTTAAAAACGAGAACCCCTCGTGTTCGACTCGCTCCGTGATCGTTTTACGATCACGGATGGTGCTTGTGCGGCACATGTCCTCCATATCTTGGAGGACGAACTGCAAAAACAGCATCAGGCTTTTCACGACACCCTCTTTCCAGGGGGTAGGTCGATCCTTAGCTCAATGCTTCACTACCACGACCTCAGTTCTCGCCTCCAAGGAGGCGGGTCATGAGAGTAGGTGAACCAGCATTCACCTGGGCCACAAAACCAGCCCAGATAGCCTGCTGCTCGGCCACCGTGTAACCCGTCGTCGGAACATCCGCCGTAATCCTGAAAGTCAGGGAATACGGCGCGTTCTGAGTGGGGAACAGGGGGTCGGGAGCCACCTTCTTGTGAACGAACGCGACGGCCCTTCGAATGCGTCGACCATACTGGTGCGACGCCTGAAGGACCAGAGACTGGTCTGCTGAAGAATAGGCAGACGAGTTCTGTCCATGACTTACGCTTGGAAGCGAAGTCGTGACGCCGCTGATCGTCACAGTCTGTGGATCAGTGAAAGCCATGAGCACTGTCCTTACAGTATAGGATAGCAGCCAGCTATCCGGGACAGGCGCCGCTGATGCGACACCCGAGGAATGTACTGCATGTTAGTGCAGTACGTGAGGAGCCTTGGCCAAGCCAAGGGCACCGAGAATGGTCCATTGGGACTCCGACAAGGAGCCCAAAGGCCCAAACCCGTAGGGGTTTGCTTGGATACGTTCCTTCTTGTGCGTTACGAAGGTCGTTGTCCACGGTCCTTCTCGTCCGTTTACCAGACGAGGACCGGAAATACTTACCTCATGGCGAACAACAGTCTCGCACGTGAGGTAACCGTATTTCAGCACCTGGAGGTCGGTGGCCTTCGACATGAGGTTGTGAATCAACGAACTCACGTTGAAGTGCCAATCGACAAACCAGCTATATGGGAGTAGCTGCCAGAGAGTTTCTAGGTCGTATTGATAACCTAGAACATGTTGAATCTCTATGGCGTCCCTGTCTATCCGATCCAGAATCCCATTGGAATCTGGAAGATGGAAGACATAGGCACCAGTGAACCGAATCTGCCGAGTGGTAGAGACGGATTCACGCAGCGTACCCGTAGCAACCGCCACAGGTGGACCTCCGCCAAATTGAAGGGAATTCACAAATGGTTTCACTTGTGGAGTCCCGGCGAAGACGCTGATCTGTCCCGATTTCTCGGGATAGACAGTTGTATCCACTTCCGGCGGAAAGGTGAAGGATCGGCGAACAAGCCGACCCGAGTCTCGCCTAAGCTGCTTACACAGTTTGTGAATCTGTGTAATAGAATAGGCTATCCGAGCCATATCTTGAGCTGTCGGCTGAAACGCAAACTTCCAGTTGAGAAATTCTTCCCCTAAATTAAATAGGGGCATTTTCCCAGCTGAAAGCGTTCCAGCCAACCCGAAAGGAAGATGGGGTAACCCATCTTTCTTCAACTCAAGTATAGCCCGAGTGAGACTAGCTACAGGATTGAGTGGAAGAGTCGCAGCAACAGCTCTAGTTCCGTAAGTACCGCTTGAGAAAGCAGGTACTGGAATAAAGCCTTCACTGTGAACCAACTGGCTGATCGCAATAGAGACCGGCCCGTTGTAGGCATACGAGACACCATCCGTTCCTACATTCGAGTGGTATACCATGGGTAAATCCATGATAAACTGCTTCGAAGTAGAGAACGGATGTCCCGTATCCCAGGACGAACGAGGGCCTGACCTATCCTCCTCGATCAATCGATTATAAAAATCGAAAGTCGAGGTGGCTTCAGTCACCCCTTGTTCAACGTCCGTCCTCTCTCCACGATACCCGTAGCTGCCACCAGATCGAAAACTGGTGGTCACCTGCTGCGCCAGACTAGGGGCAAGCAAACCTCTAACGAGATTTGTGTCCCGTCTGAAACTCAAAATCCCGTTATCCGAACGCGTAGCCCAAATGGCTGGCATCGGACGGGACTGAGTTACAGTCTGGCCCATATAGGCACCCCTTCCTACATAGTAGGAAACTGCCTGCATGAAGCAGACAGCTAGTGATGGTGCTAACACACCAAGACGCCGCACAAGCGTCGGGGGCCCCTTAGGGGGG